GCAGCAGCGCGGGAGGTGGAGAGGATGCGTGAGGCGTTGCGGGAAATGGTCGAACGATGGGAGCCGCCAGAAGAAGACGGACAAGATCGCAGAATGTGGGAAGCCGCACGCGCAGCACTCAAGGAGACGCAGACATGATATTTGAAAACCCGGAAGGCCGCCGCATCGTGTCATCGCGGCCCGGCCAAGGCACCGGAGAGACTATTGAAACCGACAACCTTGGCCGCTCGTACCGCGAAGTCAGTGAGGCCGAAGCGCAGATGATCGAGCAGGGCACTTGTGGCCGCGTGTATCGCATCTACCCAAACGGGAGCGTTTCATGACCGACGCGCAAGACCTCCCTACGGTGCTGCCCTGTCCATGCTGCGGCGGAAAATCCTCCGGCAACGGCAAAGTGCGCTATGGCGAGGCCTTCGCCAAAGAGCAGGGTTGGTCTCAGAGTACGTTCTACTACTGCAACTGCATGATCTGCGGGATGAACAATCAAGGGCTTCGCGGATACGACACGCCCGAAAAAGCCATCGCCGCATGGAACCGCCGCGCCCCTGACGACGAGATCGAGCGGCTGCGGGCAGAGCGCGTCACGATACCGGAAGGCTATGTGGTGGTGCCGCGCTCGCTGTTGAAGGACATCCGCGAATCGCGGGCAGGGCATGACTGGAGTGAGCGCGGATACTGGTATGCCGACGAGCAAATGGACAAGAAGATCAGCGATCTGCTCTCCGCCAGCAGGAAGGTAAGCACATGATTAGCGAAGACGCTCTAGCAAACATCGCGCGCATTGGCCTCGTCGCCGTGATACTGTTCGTGGTGATACCCGGCGCGCTCTGGCTGGTGGTCAGGTACGGCGAGTTCCTGGCGCGAGTGGGAAGCCCATGAGTGAGCCAAACGACGACCGCGAGCTGCGGATTGCCACCCGCGCCGTGCGCCTGTACGCAGAGAGCCACCCGAGGCCCACGCAGGTCACGCAGGTCCAAGCTGCGGAAATCCTTCGCGTCGCGCCGCGAACCGTGCGACGCTATATCCAGGCCGGCAAGCTGAAGCTCAATCGCTGCGGCTATCTGCCGATCGAATCGGTGGACGCGATGCGGTCCCCAGAATAACGCTCCCCATTTATTACGCAGAGGCCGTCTGAAGCGCCTATTTTGCTGTCTTTATGAGTCCGGCAGCGGGTACCAATGGCCTGTCCGCTATTGTCACTCAATATGCGGACAGTCCCGGACAATATAGATTAAATCGACACTTCCGCACAGGCATCGTGGCCGCGAGGGTCCGCCTCCACTGGACAATTCTGACGCCTATTCCCCACAATCTCCCCACAGCACTACGCACGGGAGGGCGGATGGCGTCGATCAGCAGGCACAAGGGCGGATACCGCGCGCAGGTCTATGTGCGGCGCAAGCGGCGGTCGCGCGTCTTTCGCACCATGCGCGAGGCCCAGGCATGGGCGGCGGCCGAGGAAACCACTCTCGCCAGCGCGCCGGCCAGCCGGCACACGCTGCGCGAACTGGTTGAGCGTTACGTCGAAGAAGTCATGGCCGCAAAGAAGGGCGGCGACCACGAGGCCCGGCAGGCCCGCGCGCTGCTGCGGGATTTCCCCGCCTTGGCCGGCAAGCGTCTCGCCGATCTCGACACGCCCGACATGGCGGCGTGGCGCGACGCCCGGCTCAAGGTCGTGTCGGATGCCACCATCCTGCGGCAGATCAACTGGCTGCGGCACGCCTTCAGGATCGCCCGCGAGGAATGGAAATGGATGGAGGCCAACCCGCTCAAGGGCCTACGGCTGCCCAAGAGCCCCGCCGCCCGCACCCGCCGCGTGTCGCCCCAGGAGGTCCGCCAGCTATGCCGTGGCCTCGATTACAGGCCGGGACAGGCACCCCAGACGAAACAGCAGGAGGTCGCCTTAGCCTTCATGGTCGGCCTGCGTTCAGGCATGCGTGCCGGCGAGATACTGAGCCTCGGCAAATCCAACCTCGACCTGGGCCGGCGCGTTGCTTCAGTGAGCCACAAGACCCAGCACCTGACAGGCAAACCGCGCGATGTGCCTTTGACACGCCAAGCCATCCGGCTCCTGCGCCCCGTCGCCCAAAGTAAACGATGCTTCACCCTGTCGTCGGCCGTCCTTGATGTGCTGTTCCGCAAGGCGCGCGACCGGCTTATGATAGAGGATCTGCACTTCCATGACTCCCGCGCCGAGGCCCTGACACGACTGGCCCGCAAGGTGGACGTGATGACGCTCGCCAAGATCAGCGGCCACAAGGACGTGCGAATACTCGTGAATGCGTACTATCGAGAGACAGCGGAGCAGATCGCCGCGCGGCTCTAGCCGCCACCAAATGGCGGGACAAAACACAGCACCCGGCCGTAGCTGTAACACAGGTGAGCATCCACCCCGCCCTGCGTCGGGTTTTTTTCACGCAGGATGCGGCTGTCGTCTATCTCGATCCAGCGGCTCTCCTGGCGCAGCCACGCCCACCAGTTCCCGCCCCTGACCTCCGCCTTGACCGGCTCACAGTCGCCCGTCTCGATGCCATCCTTTTCGACCCGCGCATTGCAGCAACTGACATTGGTTCCAGGCTGTAGCCATAGCCGGTAGAAGTCCTTGTGCAGCGGGTGGTGGTGGTCCTGCCCCCTCGCCTTCAGTGGCAGAAACACGGTGACGACGGCGACAAAGGCCAGAGCCGCAGCCAGATATGAGGCCACGACGCGGATCATCGCGGCGGCCTTGGGGCGTCACTGTCGGACGGGTGCGGCGCATCCCACATGAGCCGGAGTTGCCGGCAGACGATGGCTTGCGCGTCCTCTGCGACCGACGCCACGTTGACATACGGCAGCGTGAAGGTGAGCGGCAGGATCGCGGCCATAGCTTCCACCTGTGCCCGCTCTTCGTCGGTGGAAGGCTGCGGCGTCACCAGCAAGGTGGGCCTGCCTCGCGATTCCATGATGCGGGCAAGGGCTTTCATTTCTTCACCATCAGTTCGGTGATGGACTGCACCATGCCGATCGGTATCGTGACGTCCCCGTCGCAATGGTCCCCGATGATCGAGGCCGCGAGCGTGATGTGGCCCTTGTTCCGGGCGACCACCCAGCCGACAGACTTGACTACCGGGGGCTTCTGTCCGCGCACTGTGTCGAGATGCTTCCAGCCCGATTCGTCGGACACGGCGTCAACCCAGATGACGCGGACCAGTTTCATGCTGCTCTCGCCATGCTATAGGTTGCCCGTGGGCCGTCAGACACCGCAGAGCCGGGCTTTAGTACCCGCAAGGGGAGTTTCTCGGCCGGAACACTGGCGGCCCACACCAATCTCATGCTGCCCTCTCGAACATGCTCGGCTGCACAGTGTGCCGCTCCACCTCGCCGTATTCGCAGTGGTAGACGATGGCCTTCATCGATCGATGACCGCGATAGCCGGCCCCGGCCGCGTAGGCGTCGAGCGGGGCCAGCACTTCCATCGTCTCGACCTTGCAGCCGGGAAACGATTTGAGGCTTTCGTGGTGGACGTGGCCGGTGAACCAGACGCGGTGCGCCGTGCGGCCCCACGCCTCTGGCCTGTCGTGCGCCATGATGCTGGGCAGCTTCTCGCCCTTGATCTTGTCGCCGTGGTGGGTGCCGATCAGCACGCGGTTCCACTCGAAATAGTGCACACCCGTGGGCGTTTTATCGACGGTGACGCGCGGCTCGTTCTCGTACAGGCACGACAGCAGGATACGCATGAAGGCCGCCGTAGCAGGGTCGTGGTTGCCGCCCTCGAAGATCACATTGACGCGCCCATGCCGCTCGAGCGCAGCGGCGATGATATGGCGCACGATCCGCACGCCGGTCTCGACCATTTTGGGGAACCGGCCGTCAGCGTCGAGCAGGTTCCGGTGAGCCGGCGTGACCGCGGCGTAGGAATCGTAATGAAGAAAATCCCCGAGGAACGGGATCAGCGCCTGGTCGCACGGCGGGCATGTGTCGATCAGGCGGACGGACGCATCGCGCATCACCTGTTCGGCAATCTTCAAGTCATACGCCTCGTCGCCCGTCTCGTCGGGCCACGCCATCATGCCGGTATGGTGGTCGCCTACAGGATACACCGCGAGCAGGTCGGCATGTGAGCGGCCCTTGGGCGCCTTGACCGGCGCGGCGCGCTTCACATCGCCCGCGATCTTCTCGGCGTAGAGCTGCCACAGCCGTTCGCGTTCAGCGTCGTCGGGCTTCTCCGAGATCCACTGGGCCGCGACGTTGCCCTGCTGGTCAAGGAAGGTTGAAACCTTCGTGACCTTCTTTGGGTCCGGTAGCTGGAACGTATCGGCCGGGTCGCGGCCGGCGAGCTTGGTCTTGTCCCACCGCCCGACTTCCTCCCCCGCGCTGTTGCGAAGGATGGACTGGCCTTTCATCATCAGGCGCGGCGGTAGCGTCGAGATAAAGCCCCGCCGCTTTGCCTCGATAACGCGGGCCTCAAATGTCGATCGGTTGACGTTCAGCGCGCGGGCGGCTGCCGATACGCTGCCATGCACCACGATGGCGTCTACCGCCTCCTGACACTTCTCGTCGGGAAGCGGGGCCTGGGCCATTTATTTGCCCTTCTCAATGGCGGACGCCAGCGCGGCGTTCTTTTGTGCCGATCCGGCCGAACTGCCCAGCCAGTAGCTCAGCACCATGCCGTAGCCGGTGGCGGCTGAACCGCCCAGCAACAGCAGGGCCTCCTTCATGCCTTCTGGCACGACCTTGGCGAACAGCAGGTAGACGAAGCCTGCAAACACGATAATGGCAAGGACGGAGACAATCGGCGCCCCCCAGGCTATCGCGCTGCCGGCCTGTGCCAGCTTCACGGTCTGATCGCGGGCGCTCTGCACGTCTGCAAGCTGCGCCTGCATCGTTTCAAATTCCTGCCGGCGCGCGTCGGCTTCCGCCTGGATAACGGCCATCTTGAACTGGAGCGCGACGTTCGGATCGGCTGCGATGGCCTTCTCGATAGCGTTGGCGTCGTCGGTGCCGAGGATCTCGCGGGCAATCCCCGTCACCTTGGAAATGGCGGCGCCGGTCTTGTCTCCCATAATCCAACTGGCGACCGTGGGCGCGAGGCCCAACAGCAAGGGAAGAAACGGCATCGGGTGATCTCCTTCAGATTGGCCGGGCTTTGGCTATGAGATGCGCGCCTCGAAAGCCGTGCCTTTGAACTGCTCTCGCTCGGCATTGCGCCGGGACGTGATTTCCGGGGGAATGTGCCAGCGGTCGAACTGAAGGGCCGCCTCTTCAAAGCGCATGGCGTTAATGCGCTTCAGCAGCGTCGAGGATTTGAACGCGCCGATGCCGACGTTGTAGGCAAAGGACACCAGCGCATCGAACTGGTGCTGTTCAAGCCCCACCGTCACGCTGTCGTTTATGGCAGCCTCAAACGCTTCCAGATGGCGCGCGAGATCCGCGTCGGCCTTTTCCTGCGTGATTGGCGGCCCGTTGGGGATGACGCCATGCGTATTTCCCCAGCCGTCAGTCCAGACGCCCACGGTGTCCTGATAGGGCTTCAGTCGGCAGCCCTCGCGACCGTGCAGCAGCTTGATGCCTTGCGGGCTGGTTTCCATCTAAACCACCATCGCAAAAAGAACGACCATCAGAAGCAGCGCCCACTTGCCCCAAGCCGGGCAATCGGGGCTGATAATCCCGCGAAGGAACAACACAGCGCCCACGATCTGGCCGAGCCGGCCGATGGCAGATGCCAGAACGGCACCGTCAGTCAGGAACTGAATACCGACGATGTAAACCAGCACCTCACGCGCTGCCGTCGCCCAAAGGAAAACAATGAACGCCAGGAGCAGATCCGGCCGATGCGCCGTCTTCCATCGGGACATGCCGGCAATGGCTCCCGCCGCGCACAGGATGCCCAGCACCTCGGAAGCGTTGAGCGCAAGCCACTGGATCATTAGTCGCCCCTTCCCGCGTTGGACTTGCCCGCCATGTCGTCGGCAATCGAGTCGATCCCATCGGAAATACCGGCCTGCAATTCATCGAGCCTGCGGGACAGGCGGCGCAGCACGCTCTTCTTGCGCCGCGCTATATCTTCCGCCTCGACCTTGAGGGCCGTCATCTCCGGCAGTTCGGCTTTCCGGGCCATCATCACGCGCCCACCTTGTCCGCAATCTTCTCCAGCACCGCGAGCATGTCGGAATCGGACTTCAGCTTGTCGCGGAACAGCGAAAGGCTGTCCTTCTGAAGCTCCCGACGCTCGCCGCGTTCCTGCCAGAACAGCCACAACAGAAGGCCGATGGCGGGCGCCGCCGACCCAAAGCCCTTGGCTAGTTCGGCCAGGTCGCTCATGGCGCCACGAAGCCCTGCGCATTGAAGTAGACGGCGCCCGTCACCGTGGCGGTAATCGTCACCACTTCCAGCAGCGTTGCCGCTGTTCCCTTCAGCGGGCTTTGGAAGTTGACCGAAAGCAGCGGAAGCGCCACCGTCTGAAGCTGGCATCGCCACAGCACCGTGCCCGCCGCGCCATCCCGAATGGCAAGCTCTGTCGCCGCCCCCAGCGTGGCCGTGTTGATCTGAATGTCCGTGATGTAGTTCCGAAGGCCCGCCGCTGCGGCAGCCTTTATCGTAACCGCCGTGGTCGTGTTCACGATGCCGGAAGCCGCAGCCGCATAGGTCCAGCGGTTTGCTGGGGCGGCATAGGGCGTAACGAGCTGCTTTCCCTGATCGTCGCCCTGTGCGAGCGCGTCGGTGGCGTCGGATACCGTGCCGGGAGTGGCATTGTAAACAACCAGCATACTGTTTGGGTTGAGGGCCATTGTTCTCTCCTTGCTTTCCTGTTCAGACGTGCCGCGCGATGGCAGCGACGATGATGTTGCGAACGTCGGCCGCGCTGATGTTCAACTGGCTTGCCATCGCCAGAAGCATCTGATTGTCGGAGCGCACGATGTCGGTGAAATCCCAATACATCGAGGCATCCTCGTCAGCCTCGATGGCGGCCTTGACCGCCGGCCACATGCCCCGCGCCTTCAGTTCCAGCGCAAAGCGGAGCTTGGAGGTTTCGAGCGGCGGCGTCGCCTGGCGCGCGATTTCTGCGTCTACCTCGGCCTGCGTCGGAGGCTCGACGCCGGGCGTGTCCCAGCGGATACCGGCAAGCGTCCGGTCCGTGTTTGAAAAATTCACACCCGGCCGCAGGGCGATTATGGCTTGCGTCAGATCGCTCATCAGAAACTCCCGAGATAGGTCAGACCGCTTTGCGCCGCGCCGCCGTTGTCGCCGTGCCAGGTGTGGGTCGTGCCTTCGGGATATTCGAGGGCCTGCATGTAGTGAAAGCCGAGGGCCTGCACGCGATGCGAACCGACGCTGACCTTGTGACCGTTGACTGCCGTTACGGTGGAGTTGGTACACTTCGGATAGCGGCCGGAAAAAGCCGTCGTGCTGTCGTAGCCGATGCCGGCGATGCCATATCGGCTCGTGGTGTCGTTGGTCCACTGCGCAGCGTATTCGGCCGAGAATGCATCTTCCTGCAAGCCCTGCAAAAAGCTTGCACGCATCGTCGAGGAATTGTTCGCGGGCCTGATGGTGTTTGTCGAATAGGCCCAGCTGTCCGTCGTGTCGCCAACAAGACCTTGGACGGTCACGCGGTTGTAGGCGTTCCAGACGTTGAGCAGCGCCGCGGTGCCGCTGGCGGCGACCGCACCGACATGCCAGTTGAGCTGGCTCGATCCATCCGATCGGACGGTGCCGACGTAGGTGCCGCGATTTGCTGCGGGTCCGTTGGTGATTGCCACCTTGTTGGTCAGGATGCCGGAGAGCATCTGCAATTCGGTCGTGCCCGCGCCCGTCCCGCGCGCCGTGTCGGAAGTCCAAAGCGGCCCACGGCCAAGCCGGATCGTGCCGGCGTCACTCCAGGCGAACAAATCATAATTGCTGTTTGCCGCCACGGCAGCGGGGCTTTTGGTGTTGTCCGTCGTCGTGTTCGTCAGTTCAGCAAAGGTAGTCGGAATGAAGGTGGTGCCGTTGTAGATGGGAATCAGGTTGCCGTTGTAAGGCGTGTAATAGATCGAGGTCGCGCCCGTCGTATTGGCAATCGGAACAGGGACGCCAGTGCTGAGCGTCAACCGGCCCTGTGGCGGGAAGAACGGAAGGACGCCCGCCACATAGCCAAGCCGGGAAACCGTCTGGAGGTGCCAGACTGGCGTGGTGGCAGAGCAGGTAACGGTCACGAGCGCATTGGCCGGAATATCGCCGGCCGCCAGTGCCGATCCATCCGGCCAGAAGATCGTGCCGGCGCCGACGCCGTTTACGTTAATCGTCGGGTTGGTGACGGTGTTCGCCCCCAATGCCTTGAAGCGGAACGACTGCCCGATGGCATAGGCCGTGATGGCTGGTGCCAGCGTGAGCGTGATTGCGTCCGCTGTACCGCCCGCCGCGATATAGGTTGTGCTGCCGTCCTGCACCTGTCCGGCCGAGGCATAGCTGTCGCGCGCCGTGGCATTGCTGACGCCGGTATGCCGGAAGCCCGCCATTGGCAGGTTGGCCGTAACGGTCGTCTGGCCGTCCTTGGCAATCATCGTCGAGAGCGCCGTAGACATATCGGCGAGCAGCGTGTTCCAGTCTGTCGGGGATGCAATGGAGCCAGACGACGCGGGATTCCACGAACCGGGAAGCGCCGGAGCCGAATAGGTGCCAGAACCGTTGAGGGGCATTGTCTTTCCTATGGTCCCATGAGTGTTTCAGCGAGGCCCGCCGCTGCGCCGACCCGGCCGGATGCACCTCCGGCCCGCTTCTTCAGAAGCTCCTCGGCCAAAGCGAGGATGCGGCGCGTCTCCGCGCTGTCGGCGTTGAGCGTCATTCGCCCGATCTGGTTCCGAACGGCCTCGTTCGGCTTCAGGAGCATTTCTGGAATGTCCATCAACCGCTCGAAAAAGCGCGGCGTGACACCGCCCGGCGTGACGCGGAAGCCTGCGTTGCCGGTATCCATCACTTCCGATAGCTTTTCGGCCGTCTTGGAACCCTTCAGCAGTTCGTTGCTGGTATTGGCGAAGATGCCTTCCGTCTCTGCGCGGCGCATGATCTCGCGCGCCTGATCGGGGCCATAGATCTGCGTCAACCGCGCCTGAATTTCGCTGCCGTTCGTCACGTCGCGCGCCAGGGAGCGCGCCTGGTTGATGGCGTTCCGGCCGCTGGTGAGGTCGCGGACGGTGTTGGTCGAACCCGCGCGCACGGCGGCCTGCTGCTGCGTGTTGGCCCCCGAAAGAAGCTCGGCAAGAGCCGGGGCCGACGAGTTCATTCCCTTTTCGGTCGTACCGCTGGCAAGGAACGCGCGGCCGGCGTCGAAATGCTCCGGCAGGGAGGCGGCCTGCGAATACAGCACGTCGGCTTCCGCCAGCTTGGGATTGGCGGCCTTCAGGCGGTCCATGTACTGCGTGCCAAGGTCGCGATACCACGACGCCATCGGGCCGGGCCGGGCGGTTTCCTTGTCGAAGCCCAAATCCCAAATGGCCTGCTTGACCTTGTGCATTATCTCGACGGGAGAGGCCGGCGCGCGGTCGGTACCGATGCGGGTAGCCTTCTCTGCCGTCATCACCCGATCGATGGCCTGTGCCACGGCCGGATTTTCATAGATCGCCATCAGTTCCGGCGACTGCCGGAGGCCCGCGTCTGCCATGTCGCCATAGACCTTCTGGCCCACGGCGCGGAGGTTCTGATCGAAGGCCTGCCCGTCGCCCCGCAAGGCAAAGGTCGACGGCGGCGATTCGCTACCCTCGAAAGCCGAGGTCAGGCGGCGCGGCGCAGCGCGGTCGCGGGCTTCCAGTACGTTCTTGGCATAGGTCGATGTTTCGCCCGGCAGCGTGTTGGCGCGGCGTGCTTCCCGCAGGAACTGCTGTTCGGTATCGGCCAGGGTTGCCCCCTCGCCCATCCGGGAAAGCCGCGCCTCGATCTGCGAACTGCTGGTGCCGCTGCGCTGAAGCGCGGTCGCCAGCCGGTCGATAGCACCACGTTCCGCGACGTTGCCTGTCTTGGCAACCACGGCATCGGCTGCGTTGCTGATGAAATTACCCGCGCCTGCCGCTCCGTCCGGTGCGGCGGCCGACAGGGATTGGGCGGGGATGCCGCCCTTGAACAAGCCACCAACGACGCGGGCAGCCGGCGCCACGATCTGCTCCGACACATAGCGGCCCGGCGCGGTTTCCAGCGCCCGGCTGGCGGCAGCGCCGACGAAGGGAATGGCAGCGCCCGCTCCGGCCCCCAAGGCACCCTGAAGGGCGGCCTGAGTGGATCGATCGGTAAAGCCACCCTCGCCCTCGCCAAAGCCCTGCGCGGCACCAAGGCCACCGCCTACGGCTCCCATCTTGACGGCGTTGCCGAGGAGGCTAGGCCCCATTGCAGTTGCGGCGGCCGGAAGGGCGGCCACGGACGTTGCGATGTTGCCGGCGATGTTGGCGGTGCCTGCGGAGATCGGATTCTGTTCGGAGAATGACTTGTCTTGCCCGCGTGTGGCGGCGAGGTTCTGGTCGTAACGGTCGCTGAAGTTTTCACCCGGCGCACCACGGCCAAGGAGGCCATGCGTTGCCGCGTCCAGGGCCGCCGTGATCTCGTCGGCATAGCCAAAGGTCACGCCGTTGGCCGCCTGCCGGGCGAGGTTATCGACAAACCCGAGGCCGCTTGCCTCCTTGCCGGTTTTCTCGCCCTTCTCCCGCGCGACGATGTTCCGCGCGCCTTGGGCGGCTTCCTGCGGAGAACCCGCCTGGATGCCCACCACCCGGCCATCGGGAAGCTGGATTTGGAAAACGTCGCTCACTTGATGCGCTTTCCGTTGATGTCGTAGACCGGGACGCTGCCCGCCGCGCCCTGTGCGGGCTGCTGCGGCTGGCTCGGCGTCGTCAGCACGTCCTTCGGATCGAGGCCGTAACGCTTGGCGCGTTCGGTGAACTGCGCTGCGATGCCGTCGTACTGCGCCTTGTAGGCATTCACGCGGCTTGCGGCCTGCTCCATGATGCGAGCGCGCTGTTCGGGCGGGAAACCGCTGCCGCCCTGGAACGCGCTGATCCAACCCTTGACCTGATCCGGCAGGCCCTGCGCGTTTTTCACCATGATCTGTTCGCCCTCGCGGACAACCGAGGTCGGGTCGAACAGCTTGGCGAGGCCATACACAAGGTTGAGGTCGGCCACGCGGTTGTTCTGCGTTGCCGCTTCCTGCATCGACTGGAAGATCGGCACGACCTCGCGGTAGTCCTTCACTGATTTAAGCTGGTTGAAGTCGTCCGCAAGTTTGCCGCTCATCTGAAAGCGCGAGGCCGGCGTGTCGATCACGCGCGGCTCCACGTTGCCGTCCGTTTGCGCGCCGACGATCTCCGGCCGGCGATAGGCGCGCATGTCGGGCTGAAGAAGCTGGCCATTGGCGGCCTGCTTGGGCTCGGCAATACGATTGTAGGCGGCGTGATACTCGGGAGACGACGGGTCGCCCTTGGTCAGAATGTGAACGTCGCCGGCCGCCGTGCCCGCGTCGGGGCCGCGCTGCTGCTTGCCGCCGTCTGTGATGATCTTCAGCAGCGCTTCCTGGCGCTTCACCTTGTCGGGGATCATCATGGCCGCCGTTACTTCCGCCTTAGGAAGCTGGAGGCCCTGATAGTTGATCGTCTCGCCGTTCGCCTGCGGTGCCGGCGCGTTGAGTGCTTGCGGGGGCGGCTGCATCTGCCCGTCTGCTGAGCCTTGCACGACTTGCGGCGAAAATTGCTGCGCGTACTGCACGCGGTTGTTGAAGCCGTGACCGCCCTGCGGGTTTTGTGGTGTGTACCCTGCCGGCCGGAAATAGGTCATCATTGCAGCCTGCCGCGCCTCCGGGGTCTTTGCCTGGAGGGCCTGCTGGTATTCGGGCCGCGTCTTGAACTCGTTGGCGTAAAAATCAAGTTGGGCGGTAGGGTTTGACGGGTCTTCGCCGCGCGCCTGCGCCTCGTTGACCAGAGACGAGCGGCGCTCATTGCGCCAACCGCCCATGCCGTATCCCGTGCCGCCATCATGCACGGCATTCGGGTTGAAGCCGCTCTCCTGATAGAGATTGCCGACCATCGTTGTCGCCAACTCAGGCGGGATGTTGTGGACGTTGACGAGATACTGAATTTGCTTTTGCGCCTCGGCTTTGGCCTGTGCCGGCGGCACACCTCCGGCAACCTGCGTATTTCCGCCACCGGCAGGCGTTGCGCCCGGAGGCGTGAGGCCCCAAGCCTGCATCGTGCGGGCCTGGTCCTCTTCCTCTTTCTTCGATTTGTAGTCGATCAGGCCCTTTTGGCGCTCAAAGCCCACGTCTTGCGCCAGCATCGCCGCCGCCGTGTCGGACAGGTTCGGGCGGCTTGCCAGTATCTTGCGCGCGGCGGCCGGATCGGTCGTGTAGAGCTGCATCGCCTGCGCGAGCGCGGTCTGGTCGGCGCCCTGCTCCTGCTTGGCTTGCGCCAGCCCGTAGCCTTGCGTGAGGCCGCCAATGCCGCCTTGCAGCGCCCGCGCGAGGCCTTCCAGCGGCGACTGAACAGGCGCGGTTGACGATCCTTGCGCCGATGCGCGCTGTCCGACCGCATAGATCGGATTTTCGAGAAGATAGTCTGCGAGCTTACTGGCCATGCATCACCTCCCGCTGAAGGTCGGCGTACAGAGGCGCGATTTCGGCCCCCACGATGGCGAGTTTTGCGCGATAGGCCGCGTGCAGATCGGGATGGTACTTGGCGAGGTAAGCCCCCCGCCCTTCGCTCCACCAGGCCGGGCATGTCGCACATTCCGGCGCGTTGACGTTGCTTTCGTAGACGCGGCAGATCGGAGCGCCAACCTCGCGGAGATAGGCAAACACGTCATCGTGTGACCAGTCCTCGATCGGCAGCCGCAACTCATAGCCAAGCGTCTGGTCGCCGCTGACAGCCGGCAGCTTTGCCATGTCGCAGCGCTTGGTGCCGCGAATGGCAAGCGTTACCCCGTCGGCCACCATGCGGGCGTGCATCGGCAGCCACAGATTATGACCGCAGCACTCATAGCGCCCGGAAATGCGCGTCGGGCTTCCCATCAGGATTGCAGGCGGCGTTCCGGTGCAGGGCACAAGATCGCTCGGCAGGCCGTGGATGGCTCCCCATGCCCGCGAATCGGAGGAAATGCGGACAAAGCGCGGCACCATTGCGGCCACGTCGTCCACAATCTCGCGGACTTCCGGCAGCAAATCCCCGGTATCGACGTGATAGACCGTGATTCGGTCCCAATCGTTCCTGAACAGATGGACGAGCGCGAGGCTATCCTTGCCTCCGCTGAATTGAAGGGCGATATTCCCGTGCAGGGGCAGAGGAGAAATCATGCGACTATTCATGGTCATGCTGCTTGCAACCCTTGCGGGATGCAGTACCCCATACGGCCCCAGCGGCCTCGCTGGCGGCTACGAGGAAACCCAACTTGCCCCCAACATCTGGCGCGTGTCCTTCACCGGAAACGGCTACACCTCGCAGGAGCAAACGCAGGACTTTGCCTTGCTGCGAAGCGCCGAACTCGCCACTAAAAACGGCTTCCGTTATTTTGGATTTGCTGGCGCTGCCGTGCGAGCCAATGCGGGAGGAGTCGTCACTGTGCCGGGATACAGCACCACCAGCGGCAGCGCTTCGATTTACGGCAATTCGATCTCCGGCAGTTCCAATACGATCAGCTATCCAGGCGCGGCTTATGCGTGGACCTACCCGACCGCCAACAATACCGTCGTGATGTTCCGGGATCGGCCGCAGGTTGAGGCGATGATCTACGACGCGCAGTTCATCTGCCGGTCGATCGGCACCAAGTACAAGGTGAAGTGCCAAGGCGACTAGGGCGATCATGCGAACATCGCCCCAGCCATGAGGGCGGAGCCGCCCAGTCCGAACAGGCCGCCCATCGCCGCGTTGCCGGCGCTACGATCCTGATTGTAGGCGTTGACCTGTCCCTGATAGGCCGCGATCTGCGGCGAGGTCACATCGGTTGTGGGAATTTGCGCCTGCGTCGGCGTCGCCCACGTCGGTTGCGTCACGCCGCCCCCGAAGCCCTGCAAGGCCTGATAGTCCTGTAGGGGCTGGTTACGGATCGAGGTCCGCTCCTGAATGCCCTGGTTGCGGAGCGTCTGTCCCTGCTGGAGGTTCTGGCCCGCGATGTTGCCGGCGTTGATCGTGGCCTGGTTGGAGGCGTCCACCCGCGCCCGCTCCAACGGGATCATGGCGTTGTTGTAGGCTTCCGATCCTGCCGCTACGCCCTGGTTGGCAAGCTGCGTCTTTTGCATGTCGGTCTGCCGGTTCAGATCCTCCGTCGATCGAGCCGTCAGCGCGCTATACGCATCGTTGCGAAGCTGGGTCTGGTCCTGCGGGAGTTGCGGCAGCCCGTCGTAGTTGAGCGGCGTGTTGACCGAATTGTTGACGCTGCCCAGCACGTTGCCGGCGGTGTCGAGCGCCCGGCTTTGCAATCCCGTCGTCTTGTCGTAGATCGCCTGCTGCGAGGGACTGAGCGTCTGCGTGGCGGTAAACCGGGGAATGTCCCGGCCGTCTATGCTCGCCGTGCCGGTCTGCTCATACGTCAGGTTGCCGTAGGGCGTCACCTGATTGGTGTTGCCCAGATAGGCGTTGGAAATGCCCGTCGCGACATTGGTATTCTTCTGGTCGTTCGCCGCCTTTTCGGCGTCAAACTTGGGGGCGCTGCCGCCGCCACTTTGCATTTTAAGCTGCCCGCCGCACCTCTTCGGTGCGGATTTTCCGACGTTCCCACTCCGACCGTAGAAGGCGCGCGATGACCGCGTGCGATTTAGGCCCGTAGTGGCAGGCTTGAACGCCCTCCTCGGTGAACCCGAGGCCGCGAAGCATGGCGCGTGCGCGCCGGTTCGCCGTGGAAGTTCTCGCCCAAACTCGATTTGTGGAGAGCTGTCGGAAAGCGTAGTCGCCCAAGGCGGATACGATGCCGATGCTGAATGCGTGCATCGTAACACTTGCCGCGCTCAATTCCAACGTCGAAAATTCCGGGCGATGGTTGGAAAACACAACCCCCGCTATCATGGCGCCGTCCTCGCGCAGCACCCCAAAGGCGCCAGCCACGTCCCGCCACACCGGCCGCTCGATCGGCGACAGGTCGGCCACGAATTTAAGAACCGCCGACTCCTGTCCGGTCAGCAGCGTGCGCCTCACAGGACGCCTCCGCGCTCCGCGAGCAAATCGAAAGAGTTGATCTGACAGGCACCGCCGCGCGTAGCGCCAACCATATGCACGGCCGCCCATGTGCCGATCGATCCTACCGACTGCCACCGGGCGTCCAGAACATTCGTCCCGCCCCATGTGCCCGGCCACGTCCAGGGCCACGCATTGCCCGTAACGGCGGTGGCCGAGATCGAGCCGGTCAAAACCGTAGTGGTGTCAAAATCGGTGTTTACCTCGATGCCGAACGCCACGCCCGAACCGGTGAGCATGACGGGCCGAACCATCTTGAACAGCTTGTTTCGTGCCCCGCCCGGCTGTTGCCATGACGTGCGGACTTCCCAGTTGATCTGGCTCCCGTTGTCCTGATAGCCCACGTCTGCGGTGTAGACGACGCCAGCGTTGCCCGCGAAGTAAAGCGCGCCGTTCGCCGCCCCCCAACAGTTCGTATTCATGTTGGAGAATTGGCACCATGCGCCCGTAATTGTATTCATCACGAGCTGGCCCGCCGTCGTGTTGGCAATCATCGGGACATTCACGATCAGATAGCGCGCCTTCGGGTAGGTCATCACCTGCCAACCGAAAAGCGAACTGTAGTCGCTGGCATACTGGCTGAAGAGCGTCTGTATTCGCGCCGTGATCGCCGCTTTCTGGTCGGATTCCCGCCCAAATTCCAGCAGCGCGTTCATGCTCATGACGCCGTTCGCCGTGACGATGGAAAGATCACCATTAAGCCGCGCCATGCACCGCCGGCCGATGGGCGCCGCCGTATTGAAGATGCCGGAAAGGGCGAAGGTATTGGCCGAGGTCGGGTCGGTGCCCTGATAGACGGCGATTTCGCCATTGCTGGTGATAACGGCCAGGTAATCGTCGGCACCGTCGCCCGAATCGCGGGAAAACGACCCGGCCGCCACGATGTAGCCGCCCTTGCGGAACACCGATCCCAGCGGGAACTCGGAGGCCGCGCCCGCAATGGCCTGCGTGCCCAGGTACCAGAGCGAGAGGCTGTTGTTCTGGACGAACCAAAGGCGCTGCTTGAACTGGAACACGTTGCAGAGCGTCGAGGACGTAACCACGGTGATGGCCGGCGTTGCCCATGTCGTGCCGTCGAAGCTGCGTACCGAGTCCGTGCCGTTGCAGCAGATCAGATAGGCGCCGCCCGGCGTCTTGATGTTGGTCCATTGCCAATCGGCGCTGCCGAGGCCCGTCACGACGGAGGTAGCCGCGCCCGAGGCCGTCGCGTCCCAAATCTTCGTGCTTTCGCAGGCAAATAGCTTGTCCGCGCCCGTCAGGCCGTAATAGGTCATCAGCGTGCGGATGGGGTTGGTCATGCCCGTCGCCCATGACGTGTAGCCCTTCCGCACGGCCACATAGTTGGCTTCGGGGAACACGTTGACGAGCGTTAGCGCATCGTCGGGTTTCATGTCCGAATAGCCGTCTCGGGCGTTCAGGCCGTTGACAGGAGCCGGAAGATTGTAAGCCGTGGCGACGGCACGCTTGCCGGCGAAACGTCGATCGGCGACGGCGGGCGCGAACATCAGGGCACCACCACATAGGCCGTGAGCGTGCCGCTCGCGAGGTTAATGGCGCCGCCCGTCAGGTTCAGGAAGTTGACCGACACGGTATTGGCGGCGCTCACCCATGCATTGAGCGCGAGGCCCTGCACGTCCAGAGAGAAGGTCGCCCAAACAGGATAGCCCACCACAGCACCCGTCACCGTGACCGTCGTGATCGGCGTTGCCGCCCCGCTCGCCACGTTCGGCGGGTCGTAGGTTGCCAGGCCCGTCAGAACCTGCGTCACCAGCCCGGCGAGGCGGTCAGACACCAAGGACTTGAAGATCCATTCCGGCGAGTAGATGGGAAGGGCGGTCGCCATTTAGCTGCCGAAGCCAGTGTCCGGAATGAACGGGCTGAGACGGGTCCACGGATAGTTGCGCGAGGCGCTGAGCTTCGGCATTCCGCCATCGCGGGCCGCCAAGCGCTGGAGCAGTTCGATCCAGCTCTGATATTCCTGGCTGTAGTCGAGGCCCTTGGCCCGCAGGAAGCGCCAACGCACGCCGCGCGCCACAAGCGTCTCATCGAAAACGCAGGTATCCGTATCCACGCTGAAAGCGCTTTTCGTCGGCGTCGTGTCGCCCGAGGCATAGACGTAGAGGTTTGAGACGTACTCATAGGCCACCGTGTCGCCAGCGGTCGGCGTCGGCGTCATCAGGAAGTCGTTCCCGCGAATACGAAAGCCATAGTACATGCTGGTGAAGGTCGGCCCCGCCTTCTCCTGCTGCCACTGTTGCGGACTCATTGGCCCCCACAGGGGGCGATCCACGGTGCGATCCCAAGCGGAGTTGTCGCAGAAGCGCGCAAAGTCCGTGGGCACGGCGCTGGTCTGGATGCTTGCCGCAACCGTGGTGAATGTCTTTTCCTTCGTCAGCTTCGTCCACGCATGATCCGGCCAGGACGCCAGTTCCAGCCCCTCGTCATTCATCAACGACCGAAGCTGAATGGTCTGCGTGTCGGTTGCCGAAAACGCGGCCGTGGGCACGGGAATAGCCAGCCATGACGCCGCCGTCTGAAGAATCGTAAGGGCGCTCATCCCTGTTGGTCTGCCAAGGTGCCCTGATTGACCGCCCAAGGCGGTACCATCGCGGCACGTTTCTTGGCCTCAATGGCCGCCAGTATATCGCCGCGAACGGAGCCATCGGACGCGCCGATCTGGACAGGCGCAGGCATCGGCGGAACCTCGGGAGCCATTGCGGGCTGGGCGGCAGCCGGCATTGCGGCTTGCGGGGCGGGCGTCGTGTTCCGAACGACCTCGGCAGATGCCTGCGGGAGCATGTAGCGGTCCATCGGCAGGGACGCGCCCGGCCCTTCAAAGGGCGGCAGCGCGGGAGGCGTCGCGGCGACATTGACCGGCGGCGCGGTCGGTACCTTCGGATTGGGATTGAGATGGCGTCCGATGCGGGCGAACAGTTCGGCCAGCACGTCTGGTTGGCCCGTCGGGCCGGGATTGCCGCGGCGAAGCGCCTCCGCTTTCCGGTATCGTTCGCTCACAGGGTCCATATCAGGCCGCCTTGCGTTTCGGTTTCTCCAAGTCCTTCAGCCGCTCATCGAGCGAAACGATGGTCGCCTGAAGCTGCTTGTTCTTCTCGCGTTCGGTCTCCAGATCGGCCGCCATCTTCGCCAGCGGCTGCTGGCCGGCGCGCTGATCCAGAAAAGCCTTGGCGCCCTGCTTGAAGCGCTGGAAGCCCATGAGGCTTTGCGACGCCGTATCGGCCAAGTTCGCCAGGGCTTCGATCGAGTGGACGCCCATCGCCTTCAGCGTCGAGCGGATGCCGTGATCGAGGATCGCCAGTTCGGTCAGCGGCGTTCCCGTCATGTCGCCCGTTTCGTTCTTCTTGAAGGCCGCGATCATTGGCCCATAGATGCGGTGGTTCTCGACCACCTGCCCATCGGGCTTCTTGCGTTCGACCACCAGAACCGCCTCGGATCGCATCAAGCCCGGCCCCTGCACATGAGCCAGCAGGACGGTGTCAAAGACTGGCACGCCCTGCGCCGCAGTCGCCTGATCGTCCTTTTCGGACGACCACTCAAACCAAACGACGTTCTGCTCTTTGGGGTTTTCGGGATTGGGGACGATAAAGGGAGTCGGGTCGGTCATTTGGCCTCCATGCCGGTCTTGGCCGGGTCCGGTTGAACAAAGGAAAAGACGGGGGCCGAAGCCCCCGCCCTGTAGTCAATCGCTAGAGGATCTGGCTCTGCGCGTGCGGACGATCGAGCGTGTAGATCGCCTTGTTGGCGCTGGGCACGCCGTTAGCCGAGAAGGCGGCCATTCCCAGAACCTGCTTGCCGTTGACCTGCGTGGTGGAGACGGTCGCAGTTGCCTGCCAGAACGCCTTGTCGCCGGCCGCCACGGTGCCGTTGGTGTTCACGACGGCAGCGCCGCCGATCTGGTACCAAGAGTAGGTGGTCGCCGAAGTGTTCGCCGTCATGGCGACGGCAAGCGCCTTGCCGGAGCCTGCCGCGCCGGCCCAGCGGACCACCGTAGCATCGGTCGCGGCGGTGACGCCGGCCGAGAGGTTGTATTCGACGACATCGCCCACCGCGAGCGAAGCCACGCCCGGAAGGTAGATGAACTCGCCGACGCCGAACTTGCCGGTCGTGTCGATGAACCGGCGGACGGTGCCCACCGGAACCTGCGGCCCAAGATTGGTACCCGCCGGCGACGTGATGACGGTATCGGCCGCATCGCCGGGATTGGGAGCGCCGCCCATCGTGTCGAGGGCAGCCCAGGAAGCAACAGCCATGTCAGTCTCTCCTTACTTGCAGACGGCCTGGAGCGAAGCGTTGCTCAGGGTCATGTTGCCGGCGAACCCGATGAGCTTGACCATCGCGTCCTGATTGGTGCTGAAGCGGTCGGGATCCAGCGGGACCATGTTCCGGTCCTTGTGGGGCCGGAAGTAGATGTAGTCCGTGTTGAACCCGTAGACGTGCGACGCCGGAGCGCCGCCGCCGAAGCCGCCGTCGAGCATGAAGTCGCCGCCCATGTACTTCAGCGTCTGGAAGCCGGCCGAAGCCTCGCTGGAGACGGTGATGCGCTGGATGGCCTGGAGCGAGGCCAGATAGGCCAGCCAGGCCGTGTTGTCGGCGACCCACAGATCGCACTGGTCCTTGCCGCGCGTGGTCTGCGCGTAGGCCGAATTGAGGCCGGTCTGGATCAGGGCTGCCGTGAAGGTCGTGCTGACGGCGATATTGCGCCAGAACGTCCACGTCGCGCGGTTGATGCCGCCGATGGTGCCCGAGGTCGGGGTATCGGCAACCAGCAACTGGGCGCCGCCGATCTGCTTGGAACCGGACGCGGTGCCGTCCGAGTAGCAGTCAACCGCGATGTTATTCATCATGGTTTTTTCGGCGTTCTTGATGCGGCTTTCGAGCAGGTCGATCACTGCGTCGGGGCCGCTGTTCATCAACTGTTCGAGGCCGGAGATCGAGACGGCGACAGCCGCCTGCTTCCAGTCGAACTCGGCAGCGGTGAACGTGTCGCTCGGCGCGATCGAGACGGCGTCGTAGCCGCTGTAGCGCGTGAACGTGCCGTTCTCCTGATACTCCAGCTCCTGAACGATGGAGCGGCCACCGGGGACGGTCTTGACGTTGCCTTTGCTCGACAGACGGTTGAGCAGGGCGTTGTTCTTCGTGACGTTGTCTGCGAGCTTCTTGGAACGGTTCTGAAGCGTCGTGGTCGTGATTTCCGAAAGATTCGGCGAGGGCATCGCCTGTCTCCTTGTTTAGACGGCCCCTCCGGCGGACTGGAACGCCCGCATGAGATCGCCGCGAATGCTGCCATCTGACTCGCCATTCACGGTGGTGTTCCCCGTGACCGGCGGGCCGGTGAGTGAGGCCCTGGAGGCGGCTTGCGCCCGCTGGACCTCTGCGGCTTTGGCTTTCGCGGCGTCCTCGGCCTGTGCAGCGAGAAGCTGCTGCCGGATAACTGGATGCGCCCAAGTCGCTTGTTCGTAAGCGTCCTTCAGATCCTTTGCCTGGCCGGACTTCAGGTACATTGCCATTTGCGGGCGAACGTCGTTGAAGTACGGATGCGCGGGGTCCGAGGCGAACGCCTCGATAGATTGGATATGCTGCTGGGATTCCCGCTGCTCAAATTGCGCCAACAAGGGCTGCAATCTCTGCTGCACGGTCTGAGCGACGAGGTCTTCGATCTGCGGCGGCTGGCCGGGGATACCCTGCTGGGGCTGTCCACCAAACGCAGACGCGGGATCGATTCCGCGTGCTCGAAGGATATGCTGGGCCAAAGCCACGGGATTGTCAACCGACAAGCGTGCGAACTGCACCATCTGCCGGAACGCCTCGCCGATCGATCCCGCCTCGTTGACCAGAAACTGCCGGTTGGTGTCGATCAGCTCCTTGATCGGCGCGACCTCTGCCCGCTCCGTCGCCAGGGCTGCGTACTTCTCCGCGATCTCGGCCTTGACCGGCGCCGGCAGGCGGTTCCAGTCAACCTTCGCCGCGCCCTTCCATTCCATCGGCGGGGGAATGTCTGCGGGCTTGGCGGCGTCCGGTGCCGGTGCTGCCTGTGATGTAATGGGTGGGGTTGCATCACGGGCAACCGCCGCGTCCTTCGGCTTGATCGTCAGCGTCTCGCGCGCCTTCGTCTCGCGCGCCTGCTCTTCCTTGGCAAAGCGCCCCTGCTCATCGCGGGCACGTTCGGCCGCCGTGCGCTCCTTGAGAGGCTCCGCAGTCTCGACGGGTGGCGTCTCGCCCATGTCGGCGACGGGCGGCGTGGCCGGCTCGATTTCACCGGAGAACGCCTTGGCGAGATCGCCCCGCAGGTCGTCAACTTCAGTATCAGCCATCAGCCTAGCTCCTTCGCGCGCCGCGCCGCATCGCTGCCGAATTGCCGGACCTCCTCAAAGGCCCGCTTGATGTCCTCTCCGATCTCGCGCTTGCCGATCAGGTCGGGCTTCTTGACGTGCTTGCTCATGTCCTCGTTGCCGACGGTGTCGTAGCCGTGGGCGCGGGTGGCGGCCTCGAAAGCCCGCTTGCTGTCGTAGGTCTTTCGGTCGGCGTGGTTCAGCAGGCCGTGGATGCCGTTCAGGCCGTCGCTGATGACGGACGGGCCGGGTTTGGTTTCCTCAAAGTAGTTGCCGCGTATTTCGACAACGGCATCGAGGTCTGCGTCGTAGCGGAAACGGGTTCTCATGAGTTGTCCCACAATCTTGTGCCGTCGAGGGGGTTGTCGGGCTGCGAACGGCGCCATTGACCGCCGATAAATGCGACCAAACCGCCCTCCATCTGGAAAGCCAGCGCGCCGCATCTGCATTGCGTGACTGCCTCACCGCTTCGGGGCTTTGAGCCGTCCGCGAATGTGAGAGTGTCGGGAGTGGATACGTCGTAGCGTGCCACGTCGCGATTGAACTGCGCCACAGGATGCCCGCGCTCACAGGTCACAACCTCGCCTTTAAATGCGTAGATCACGGGGCCACCGGCATCTGCGCCTGCTGCATGGCCTGCGCGTGCTGCTGTTCGGCAAGGGCCGCCTGCTGTTGCTGGGCGAGGCTTTCCTGCTGAAGCGCCTGCATGTTCATGCCGTGTTCGGCCTGCGCCTGCTGATGTTCCAGCGCCTTGGACTGCAAGTCGATCTGGCTCATTTGAACCTGTGCGCCGGCCTTCTGCTTCTCGGCATCGGCCCTGATCTTCGCGACCTCGAGGCCCGGATTTGGTGGCTGCGGCTGGTTGGCCTTCTGCGCCATCTGGTTCGTGAAGCTCTCGATGGCCGTTTCCAGCGTCTCGCCGATCTTGAAGCGACGTGCGCCAAAGGTGAGCATTTCACCCAGCATCGGTGCCGCCTCCGGGGCTTGCAGGAGGATCGGCCCGGCCGCCGTCAGAAATTGCGTCATGGCGGCGATGAACTCGACCGCCTTTTGTTGCTCGGCCTGCTGGTCAGGCTCGATGGTGCTGTCCGTCTCAACGTCGATATGGAAGCCCCGCAGCTTGTCGTCGCGCAGGAGCGCCATTACGTCGTCCCAAGATGGCTCTTCCATCGCCTTGAGCATTTCGGGAGGGGGCTGCGGCAGGTTCGGCGGTGGCGGCACCGGCTGGCCGGCTTGCTGGGCCTGTTGTGCCTGCTGCTGGTACTGCTGCATGTACTGCTGCTGCATCTGAAGCATCTGCTTCTGTTGTGCCGTCAACAGCTTGACACCGGACATCTGCGCCAGCGTCTCCTGGCTGAAGTGCTCGGCGATCACTTCGGCCATGAGCCGGATCGCATCGCGGGCAAAGCGCTGAATATCGCGCTGCCGGTCGCGGATGCGGAGGCTGCCCCACTGGCTCTTGAGCTGCTGCGCCGTCGCCGTCTCGTTGGCGTCCGATGCCCCGCGCACGATGTCGCCAATGCCCGTCACTTCGTACAGCGCGGCCTTGGCCTTCTCGCGCGCCTCGTAGCAAGCCACCAGAGCGCCCGCTACGTCCTTCAGCGGGAACCAGACGACGAGGCCATCGGCGCCGCCGCGCTCGGCCAGCATCGCCCAATTCTCGACCGGAATAAGCTCGGTATCCGATGCGTCCGACAGCAGGCGCTTCACGCTGTCCATATCGGCCGGGTACAGGCCGCGCAGTCGCAGCGATTCGCTCAGCTTGTAAATCTTGTTCGTGAGAAGGTCGATTTCGTCAGCTTGGTCCTGATACAGCGCGAAGTCGGGAACCGGCAGGATCGAATCGCTGGCCGTCGTGGCATTCACCGGGCGCGGGATCGGCCAGAAATTGTCGAACTTCACCGGCGGCGCCATGTCCGAAAGCAGATCGTCGGGATAGCCCGGCGCGACCTGATAGACCTTGTTGTGGCGCTTGCACCAGATCGTCCAGACGGTCGCCTTGTAGTCGCCGGCCTGTTCGTTGGGGGCCTTCTTCTCGTCGTCCGGGCGGTGGTCAAGCTGGATGCGATCGGCCACCTCCTCACCGAACTTGTCGGCGATCTCCTCCTTGGTCAGGAACGACCGATAGCCGAACCACCACACCTCGGACCAGATGCGGGCCGGATTGGTCAGCACGTCCTTCCAGTGCAGGTAGCGCATGATTGCCTGCTGGCGCGTGACCTTCTGGCCGGGCTGCGGCGTCGGGTCGTCCGGGTCGTCGCCCATCGGCTCGGTCGCCGCGTCGGCATCGTCGCCGATCTCCGCCTGGTACTCGACCACCGCAAGGCCACGCCCTGGCAGCAGCAAGTCCTGCACCACGTCGCGCATGGTGTGTTCGAAGTCCTGCGTATCGAGGCAGACGCCAATACTGCGCTCCAAGATGATCGAGGCCACGCGGCCAACCGGATCTGCGTCCTTGTTGCGGCGCGACACGTTCGGCACAGGCGATTGGTTGAACAGCGCCGGCCCGATGGTCTGCACGTTGGACCACAGCATCGCCATCTTCCGGCCGCGCGAGTTTTGCGCCATCTCGCGTCCGCTGTTTTCGTCCTTGTAGCGCCGGATTACCTTGTCGCCGCGCGTATGCCACGGCGCATGAACGCGCTTGGCGGTGGCGATTTCGCCCAGCCAGTAGCGGGCAGAGCCTACGGGCTTGTCGCCCTGTGTAATGGCGACGTTGTCTGCCAGTTCGCTCATATCCTGCCTCTTCCGCCCTTGTGCTGGCCGTGTTCGCGCCAGAGGTCGTTCATGGTGTAGTTCTCAATGCCGAATTTTGGCGCTTCCCTGGATGGATCGAGGCGCACATATGGGCGGCTCATGCAGGCATACCGCGCCTCGTCGGGCGCGTGATCCTCACCCTCGGTATCCACGTCCTCGGGCCGCGCTTCGTCGTGCTGGAGCGCCGGAAGCGTGCGAATCAGGTGTGTGCAGGTGTCGAAGAAATAGATCATCGGGCGGCCGTCTTCGCCCTTCAGGCGCGACCTCACCTGGTCCCAGCCGCCAATAGCGCCCAGCTTGCCCACACGGGCATTATCGGCGCGGTGAAACTGAACCTTGTTGCCGCTGCCCTTCCAGATGCGCTCAGCGATCGAGGGGCCGCCATCGGAGGCGAACGCCGCAGGATCAAGTACGCCATAGGAGATTTTCTCCCCGTCTTCGCGCTGGGCAATGCCCACGCCCACGTCTTCGGCCGTCAGCCGCAGCCCTTCGTTCGGGTTGCCATTCCAGCCGTACCACTCCCGATGCCGGATGATTGCGCCGCGCGGGAACGCATCGAGCGAGCCGTCGCTGATCGCCCACCAGCCCACGCTGAACGGCCTGGCGGAACCCCAATCGGCCGAACGAAAGCGCGTCCAGTGATCCGGGAGCGCCATTGGTTTGACGATGTGCTGCGGACCGAACTCCGGGAAGAACGCGCCCGCGATGACGCTCCAGTCGCCCTCCAGCCAGGCCCGCACCAGTTCGGCGCTGCCGCTCATGTGCAGGTTGGCGACATAGTCGCCGCCCAGGTAGCGGTTATCGTCCAGCCGTGACGGGATGTAGACGCGCTCGCGAACGACAGTCTCGCCCGTAAACGGATTCGTAAAGCGGCTTTCGATCCTCTGCCAGCCTCGCGGGGCCGGGTCGATGTAGCGGGCCTTGACCCACTGGTGGCCGGCGCCGCCCGGATTGCCCGTCGCCCGGAAGCCGCAGGGCACGCCAGCACCGGAACGCAGCGTCGCCATGAGCTTCATAATCGGCGTGGCGCTCGGGAAGTTGCCGATTTCCTCGACGTAGACCCGCGTGTAGCTGTGGCCCTGGTAGTTGTCGGCGTCGCTGTCACGCTCCAAGTAGGCGAACACCAGCCGCGCCCCGTTCGGGAATCGCCAGATCTTGTCCGTATCGTTGAAAACGGCACCTAGCGGCCGGTAGATGACCTTGCTGCGTTCAATCGTCTCGCGAAGCTGCTTGAGCGTCCGGCGGACCATAAGGCCGATGGCGTTTTCGCCGTATTCGTCGGCGTGGATGACGAATTCGCCTAGCACTCCGTCCGTCTTGCCGCCGCCGCGTGCGCCCCCATAAAACACTTCGAAGACAGGACACGTCACCAAAGCCGTCTGCGGGCCAGCCTGCGGCTTCCAGATGATCGAGTAGTCGGTGCCGTCAGGCATCAGTGCGGCCCGTGCTGGCTGGCCCACTCGTCCGCATCCTTGGCGACCGGCGGGGCCTCGACCACCATGCGCTTGTCTGTAACGGTGGTTTCGCGGCGCTCCACGAACATGCCGGCGTGCTTGCCTACCAGTTCCTTGGCCTTAATGGCGGCGCTGTATTGGTTCTCTGCGGCTGCCCGGCGGCTCAGTTCCTGTAGGTCGGCGATGATCTGGGCGGCGTCTATTCCAAGCGTGCCCGCAACCTTGGCCTGGCCCTCTGCAATTGCGGCAGCGATATTAGGTTTGGTTAAGTTCTCGCAACCAATGACAGCGGCCGTCTTCTCGCTGTACCCAGCACGAATGGCCGCCTGCGTGGCGTTCAGGTCGATCAGGTATTCGGCGACGAATCTCGTCTGCTTTGGATTAAGGGGCTTCGCGCCCATGCCGTTGCTCGCTGTTGTGAGCGTCGGCTTAGATCAGTGGAAAGTTCCGACTTAGAAAGTCAAGAGGATTTCGCGGTCCATCGCGCCTTGATGGCATCTCGTTCAGCAAAAATTGCCAGCACGCGCGCTCGGTTTTCGGCCTTTTCTTGTTTGGTGCAGATAATTAGCGCCGCAAGCCCGGTGGACTCAGTGTCCAGACTCGGCTCAAAATTATCGCTCATATAGATGCGGCTTAGCAATTCCTCGTCGGCAGCCTCAAAGGCCTCTCGCGTAAGCCGGTCAAGATCGCCGAAAGTCCAATCGCCCCTCATGCCGCCACCCTAGCAGCTTGGCGAATTGCGGCCAAGGATGCGGCCGGCAGTTCAAGGAACGTCGCGTATCTCACGCGCACATACGGGTCCAAACCCAAAGCTGCTCTCCTGCGTTGAACCGTGTCGGCATGGTGTCCGGTCTTTCGGGCGATTTCGTGGTCTGCGTGCGTCTTGTGGAGCGCGTGCAGAGTGGCCGTGTCGTCTTGGGTCCACGGCCTGCCGTTCATGCCGCCACCTGCTGACGCGGCTCTGTCGTGTCAGGCTCGAAATGCTTGCAGGTTCCGCAGGTGTTCATCTCGCTCACCCGTCGCGGCCCAGCCAGAAGGCGTATGGATGCTTGGCCGCCTCGTCCTGCTTCCATTTTTGGAATGCTGCCCAATCGTCGGGGTCTACGAACCGCATGCAGTCCGAGAACAAGGGTAGCCGGCCGCTTGGGGGCGGCGGCGGTGCCGGCGGTGCGCTAAACAAGCCAATCACGCCGCCACCTGCTGCGGTGTTGCCCAGGATGCGCGGACTTGCTCGATCTGGTGTGTCCATTCCTCGGTTGTGCGCGGAAGCGCGCCGAACATGGCAACGCGAGCCTGTGACAACGCCCGCTCCTCGCACTTGGCGATCTGCTCCGGCTTCAGGATCACTCTGGCGGATTGCTTGGCGAGGTCCGCCGCCATCATCAGGCAGGCGTTGTAGACCGGCGACGGCCGGGCCTGTTTGATCTTCGCGCCTTGCGTCTTCAGCCATGCGGCGAACGACTGTTTCTGCCGATCGGCTTGGGCTTTGATCGCCTCTCGGATGCCGTGGCCTTCGCTCGGTAGGTTGAGCCGCGTCGATGGCAGGTTAGCCTCAAAATTAGCCGGCACCGGGAACAGCGATTTGTCCTTGGCGACCGTGAAGGCGGCCAGCGTATCGGTGTAGGCCTGTTGCAGCGCGGGGCCTTCGTGCCGGGCAAGGCGAGCGCGGAATACCGGCGCCCATGCCGCCAGGGCCTTGGCGTTGAAGGCCGGGAACGCATCGGCCAGTTTGCTCAGCAGTTGTTCAACGGTCATTGCAGCGGCTCCCTGCTGTTCTCGATGGCTTGCTGGATTTCACGCGCTCGCTTCTCGCCCCGGTCTTCGGGCGTGGCCTTGCGGAAGGTCTTTTCGTTGCGGCACCAGTATTGAAACCCGAGATTCCAGTCCTGCCCCAAGGTGCCCTTGCTCTGATGGTGCAGCCTGAATCGCTCGGCAGTGTCTGCCGGATCGGTGCAGCCCTGCCCCTTGGCGTAGGCAAGCTGTTCATCGGTTGGCTTCCAGTCGGCAGGCAACTTCGTCTTCCGCGTTGCCTTGGGCGGCTTGCCGCCTAAATCTTCTTTAAGAGTCGCGTCCTGTCCTGTCTCATCACATCTCATCTCATCAGCCGTTCCAGAACGCGGCTGTCCCACCTCATTTCCGCGTCCTGTCCCCGTCTCCGTCCGCGTTCCGTCCCCCGCCGCGCGACGTTCTTTTTCCGCCCGATACTTCGCCTTGCGCTCGCGATCCCGCAGGCGGCGCTGCCACGATTCCAGCGCGAAGACCGCCAGAGCCTTGTGGTAGTAGCGGCCATCGGTGCAGATCGTGAACCCGTAGAGGGCGCGCTCCTTCACCTTGCGCCATGCCTTCACGTCGCGGCCGAAACCCGCGAGCCGACAGAGTGCCACGTCGTCATCGGGGAGGCTGGCGGCCGGCACTTGGTTCCAGGCGGCCCACCACAGTTGCAGGGCAGCGCGCCACTCTGCGTCCGAGGCGTGCGCGTCGAAGTCAGAACCGAACAGCCTGCCACCATAGAGCGGCATCCATTCCAGACCGCGAAGGTCGCAGTCGGCCGGCGTCATCGGTGCTTCGTTGCTCACGCCGCCTCCCGCTTCGTGACAAAGTGAACAGCGCGGGCAACTTCCTCTACCGACCGGCAAAGGACCATCCACATACCGCAGTCTGCAAACCGCCGGGACATGTCCCTCTGCTCGCGCGTGTAGTAGCCGTCGCGCTTCTTGAGTTCGATCCCTAGAACCTTGCCGCCAGGCGCGAATATCATCAGATCCGGCATCCCCGGCTTTAACCCCATCGCCTTGAGCTTAGCGCCGCGCACGCGCCCGCCTCCGCCCGCTGGAAATGTTGACCAGAACGCGGGCGGCTGGATCACAACGTCGAGATACTCAGCCACGGCGCGGTGCAGGGCTTCCTCGGATATGGCGGGAGGCTTCATGCCCGCACCCCTGCCCTAGGCGTCAACGCCAGAGCGGCGGTCACGCAGTCCTTCAGCCGGATCAGCGCCAGCAGCTTGTCGCCGTGCCGGGCGCGCTTCTTGCGCTTGCGGGCGGAAACGACGGCACGCTCTGCACGGCGTAACGCGAGCTGGGTCGCAGCACCTTGGCGGGTCATGGCGTTACCTCCAGGTCAGAAACCATCTGGATGCGTTCACCCAAAAAACGCATGCAGGGTACGGCCATCGAGTTCCCGAGCGCCTTGTAACGCGGGCCGTCGGGCGACATGCCGCCGCGCCACGGGATGAGGGTGTAGTCGTCAGGAAATCCCTGCAATCTTTCACACTCACGCGGCGTGAGGCGGCGCACCTGCATGCTCGAGAACGCCACCAGCGGCGCAGCATCGCCCTTGCCGGTCTCGCCGGACTGGGCCTTCAGCGGTGGCACGATGGTGTCGGGAGCGCCTCGACCGTTGCGGGCGAAGCGGCTCTCGAACGTGACCGGCTCGAGGACTGCCGCATAGCCCTGCCCCGGCTTGCCGCCTGATCCTTGCAGGCTGTCAGTGACCTCTGATGTTCGCAGTTCGCCGCGCACGTTTTCCATGAACGCCACGGCCACCTGGCCGCCGCCGTTCGCATGGCTGCCGTCGTGGCCCATCGAGCGCAGGGTGGGCGCCACCTCGCCCGCATCGGCGCCGTGGTCCTTCGCGCTGAAGGCTATCGCTGGAGGATTGCCGCTGCTGCCGCTGCTGCCGATCTTGATCGCGGGAGATACGTCTTCGTAGTTGCCAAATTCGGGCTGGCGATTGGTCGGATAGAACGCCGTCACCAGCGGCGTGCCGCGCCCTGTGCCGTCCTCGCCGACGTCGAAGCCCTCGCCGCGCAGGCTATGCGCTACGTCAAAGAAACCTCCGCGCGTGGGGATTAACGTCTCCGTCTCGTAGTCCTGTCTCCTCATGCCGCCTGCGTTGAGGCAATGGGAGATTTCCGGCAACGAAGAGGCCCCCCCCCCGTTGATATGCTGGTCCTCAAAACCCTGCTTGTCGCCAAAATGCGCGTTCAATGTCGGCGCGACATCGGCGCAGTGGATCAGTCCTCCGCCGCAGTCGAAGTCGGTGTCGAGGCCGCCGCCTGCAGTGCGGCGTGAAGGGATGGTGGGAGCTGTTTGCCGCGCTTTGCGGCGCGGCGGAGGATGCCCTTGCAAGCTGTGGTGCTCAAAAAGAACCGCCGCGGCACGTCGCCAGTCTCCAAGATGTCCGACAACAAACACGCGACGGCGTCTCTGAGGAACTCCAAAGAACTGTGCGTCGAGCACTCTGTAGGCGACGCCATACCCGAGTTTGACCATGCCCCCGAGGATGGCACCAAAGTCCCGTCCTCCGTTCGATGACAGGACACCGGGAACATTTTCCCAGCAGAGGAAGGTGGGCTTGTATCGATCAGCAATCGCCAGATAGGTAAGCGCCAGGTTGCCACGCGGATCGTCCATGCCCTTTCGCAGTCCTGCGACGCTGAAGGACTGACAGGGGGTGCCTCCGACGAGAACATCGACATCTGCATCGGGCCATTCCTTGAACTTGGTCATGTCGCCCCAATTCGGGACATCGGGATAGTGATGGGCGAGGACGGCGGACGGGAACTTGTCGACCTCGCTGAACGCAACAGGCGTCCATCCCAGCGGGTGCCAGGCAGCGGAAGCGGCTTCTATTCCAGAGCAAACGCTGAGATAACGCACTACGCGCGCTTCCGCAGGAGATGCGCGGGGATCGTGAGATCAATTTCCTGCGGGTCGAGGGTTGGTCGCCTCGGCGCCGCAATGGCACCTTCAGTTGCGTTGCTCATGTTCGCCTCGCTCAAAAAGGTATGGAATCGTCAAGGTCGTTGCGCGGCTTGGCCGGCGCCGAGGCAGGACGCGACTGCCCATCGGCAACGAACGGCGGCTGAATGCTGAGACTGAGGTACGGCCCCTTCTGCCCCTGCTTCTTCCAGCCGGCGAGCTTGACCTTGCAGTCTGGGGCATCGCCCAGCGCCGCCGTCAGGGCCGCCAGGAACTCCTGCGTCAGCTTGAAGTCCCCGTTGTAGTCGGGCCTATTGGCGTTGCCCTGCTTGTCCGTGATGAACAACGCGCCGGTTGTCTTGATGTCGCTCATTATTCGGCCCTCAGTGCTTCATAGAGCGCGGCCTTGATCCGTCGCAGCTCTGCATCCTCTTCCAGCCAGCCCGGCAGATTGGCGCGGGCGTGGGTGACGGCGGTGCGCTCGCGGCCGAAGATCGCCGCCGCCTGT